CCGATATTTCCCCCGACCTGTGCAGCCTGTCCTGAGTACAGGTTCCCGGTATTGAATTTGTTTGCGAGGGCTTGCTGGAAATCGGCTAGCCTGATTCCGGTAAGACCGGATGTTTGCGATGTTGCGCGTGCGCCTTCAAGAGCAGACAAGCCACGCACTGCATCGCCACTGATGGGCATGTCTGTTCCGCCTCGCGCCAAGATTGCACCGCGAATGTTCTGCGCAGCAGAGTTGAAAGTGGCATCATTCGAGTTCAGGAATTGAGTCTGCAATGCCGCAAGCTGTTCTGGGGAGAATCCAATGTCTCCACTCAGATACTTGCCGAAGTTGCCAGTGATGGTGTCGCGAATCTTCTGCTGCTCGGCGAGCTGCTTGTCAACAATCGCGTTTTCGCGCTTTAGCTGATCCTTGGCCGTGCCATCGCCCTTGCATTCGGCGACTGTGCCGCTGTACTCGTGGAACTGATGGTCCAGAACTTCCCACGTTGCCATGTCCCAAGTGATTGACGTTGTGATTCTCATAACTTCATCCTGTAGGCCGGAATGTTTACCAACTCGAACCCGTTATGCTCTGCAAACTTCCGTGTGCTCTCTTCGCGGCAGAACATATAAAGCTCCCCCTCTCCGCAACTCTTCGCCTCAAACCTGACAATCTGCACCAGCTCTTTTAGGGCCAATGCCACATCTGTCTCACTCGCACCATCGACAATGCCCAAGCTCTCCAGCATGTGAACGCGCTGCACCGGCATGAACACGACTGGCTTTCCATCCTTCGTCGCCTTCAGCGTCGTGGTCGCTGGATAGAGCAGAACTTCTGGATCGAGAAGGTTCTCTTCCGTCTTGACTAGCGCATCAACACACGCCTGCCCGTCTTCCTTCGTCGCTTTGTCGATCCAGATATTTCTCATTCAGGATTGGCCTTAAGGTTGTGTGACATGAAGTTATTGGCCCAATACAGGTGCCCTGACTCCATGTGAACGCTGCGCTTTGTGCAGACTCGCGTGAATGGTTCCGCCTTCGTTAACGTCAGGAGCCCCAATTTCGTCAGCACCACATCGCCGACAGACAATTCATCAGCCCTTACCTTGAACGGCTCTAGTTCTTCCTCTGTGAGTGAGTCGAGGTCTCGCCCATCAATCAACGCTGCAAGCCCACCCATGTCCTTGTAGAGCGGATGGTTGGGTGTGCAGTTGAGCGACAGCAGTTCTGCGGTCTCCAAGCCAATCCAATTCGTCTGCTGATGAATGCCGACGGAGTAATTGGAATCACCAATCGGCTCAATTCCAGTTCCTGCCATCACGCATGGAAATCCGCCTCCAGACCCCGTGCTTCCGCCCGTGCCAACTGTTCCGCTGTTCGTTCCCGCTGCGGGAGTCGTGTAGTTGATTGCCGCCGCACTCAACGCCTCACGATTCTGTAGAACTTGTAGAGCCTGACTCGACGCGCTCGGCACCGTCGAGAAAGCAATCGTGGGAGTTCCTGTGTCGCCTAAAACCCACGAAACTCCGCATCCACCTACGGTCGGCCAGAAGGGAAGGAAATAGTATTTTCTATTCGCCGAGAGTCCGGTGATAGTGATGCTTCCCTTTGGCACTACCAAGCATGTGTAGTTCCCGGTTTGATTCTGAGAGTCTGTGCGGCGGAGTTTGAATTGGACGCTTGAGTTCGTGCCATCCCAATAGATCGTGACGCTGGTGGTGGTTGCAGTGAATCCGAATGTCCCATCAACGATGCTTGGCGCAATCGAGCCTTGGGCAGACAGTACCGAACTAGCGAGGTCTAGGGTTCCGTCAGCATTCACCATGCGATCGCTGACCGCGCTGAAGGTTCCCGGCCTACGCCTAGTAGAACCGCCGCGACGGAATGGAACAGCCCCCTCCACTCGCTGAAGGCGTATGTCCAGTGAATCCGTATTCCAACTGTAGATACTCATGCACCCACCGGATGGAATTGGATTTTGGCCGAGTACACCTTGAACGCAGTTGTGGATGCAGCCCAATGCATCTTCATTGACACGCGCCGGGCAGTTGACGAAAGCGTTGAAGTGGAGAGCGCCGAGCCAGACGGATAGTCCGTCTGCTGTAAATACGTTCCTTGCTGACGATGCGTCGGGTCTTGTCCGGTCAACGCCGTATAGTTTCCTTGCGCCACATCTTCATCGTTCAATTGAGAAACTGTTGGGGCTTGCCCGTTGTGCTCTACGCTGATCTGGTCAACCACGCCTACCCATTCCGGATTCGCGTCAGGATGGATGTCGATGAGGTTGGTTTTCAAATCCCCTGAATAGGTCGCGCCATCGTCCTGATAGTTCGTCGGCGTCATCTTGAGAACCTTCGTCCCGTTCCGACCAATCAACAGGTCCGTGGTTCCCAGCGCCGTCTCTCCAGACGCAATCACCTTGGCTCCGCAGTTCCACGGCGGCATCCACTGTTTCGTGTCGATGTCGTAGGGATAGACGATTCCGTTCGCTCCATCGCAGAGCAGAACCCAGTGGTATTCACCTGAAATGTGAATAGCTATCTGCGCCTGCGTATGGTCGATGGTTTTGATAGAAGTCCGAATCGGTTCTCCAATCTCTCCATCATCCGAACTCCATACCTGCGAAGCCGTGTCGAGCCAAACAACCGTATTCCCCAGTGCGGCAATGGCCGGGTGAGACTTCGCCCCGCGTTTGGCGACAATCATCGTGCGACGAATCGAGTCAAGCGTGTCTCCATCCAGAGCATAGATCCTTGATGGAGTGAAGATGGCAAACCCGCTTTGCGTCGGAGCAATGCCCGTCACTTCCTTGTCGAAATCCCAATAGTTCCCATCAAGTCCAGAAGGAACACAATCCACTGGAACTCCAGAGGCAATCTCATCAAGTCCAGTCAGCCACACGCGATTTATGTTCGTAGCATCCCGCATGGCAATGCGCCCCTGAGAGAAGGCAAAGCAAGTACTCGCTGGCGGCGGGTCATTACGAAGCAGTGCAGGTGCTACAGTCGTGCCCAGTGAGGCATCAGCCGTGGAGTCCGCATAGGTCGTTGTTCCAATCGCAATCTGCGCCACGCGCTTCATCAGCGTCGGATCGTATGAGCCGCCATCGGTCGTCCGATACAGGTTCCAGTGGGTCACCTGTGCATCGGTAGTCGTTGCATTGAGGGTGACGGTGACTGTCTTATTGCTGAAGATGCTTGAACAGGCGCTGGCATCGCTTGGGCTCGACTCCTGCCCAGTTGTGCTCGAATAGAAAGTTGTGCGGTAGTAATAGCCACTGGCCGCATCAATGCCCGTTCCACCCGTAGCAAGAGTAGGAACCGCCGAAGGCTTCGTGATGCCCCAGTTATAGACAGTCGTTCCGGAACCGAGATACTGCTTCATATCGGTTCCGTTTCCAAACTTGAAGGCGTTATTGGCGACTACTGCGTCAAAGGGAGTTGAGCTTGTCGATGCGAAGAGAAACTGCGCGGATGTGTCAATGCCAATTTCGTACTTGTACATCTTTGCGGAACCGTCCTGAACATCGCAGAACATCGCAAAGTAGCTGCCATTCCACTTCTGCCAGAGCCATATGCGCTTCAGCGCAGTGAACGTCGAGGCCACACCTTCAATCGCCGTCGCAAACCCAGGGCGCTTCTCCGCAATCTGCGCGAGCGAGGTCATCACATCGGCAGAGCCAGACGTGTAGCACGGACCCTTATATGTCGGACTCATATATGTCCGGTAAGGAAGTGCGGGGTTATCAATCACCCGATGAAGTGTTTTGGAGGCGACGGACATTAGACCCCTATCAAGTGCATTGAGGCAGTAGTGCCAGCCGTGATGACATTGAGCGCACCACCCGAGTTCTGTGCAGCAATAATCTGCACGTAATCACCAGCAGCAAGGTCCACGATGTCAGAGACAGTGACGCCAGGAGTATCGGACGCGCCCAAGTTGAGTGACACCGCAATGGCGTAATCCGTAGTGTTGTTCTTGTTGATTTTTACTTGCCGATAGCCAGTACTGTTTGCCGCAAAGCTGACGGCTGCCGTGACCATCCACTTACCCGTCACTGAGGCCGTCAGGCGGTTATTGTTGGTTACGTTGTCATGGAGCGAGTCGGTGTCGAATGTTTCCGTATCCCATGTCAATGCCGTTGCCGAACCACTGTTGATGCTCTGCGCTGCACTCTTGGTCACCCGCACCATCGCCTGCTTAGGAAGGAATCGGTTCGCCGTTGCCGCGATTGCGTTGCTCTGGAGAGTAAGTGCTCCAGTGACTGCAAGGGTGCTGGAAAGCGTCGCAGCGCCTGTGACTCCAAGCGTTCCCCCTACAGTCTCGTTTCCAGTGACAGAGAGATTGCCGCCGACGGTCTGGCTTCCCGTGACGGTCGCCGTGCCAGAGATGTCTACGTTCTGGGCAAATAGATCCCACCGCTTGTCGGTGCTGCCGAGGTCAAGCCCTGTGGCTGTCGGATTGAAATTCGATGAACTCGATGACATTTCTTAATTCCCGTATAGGCCCGGAATGCTGATACCTGCATCGCTGCCGATTGAACCGTCGGCAGGAGCAAGTGTGTGCTCACCGCCGTACTCTTCGGCCGCAGCCATCATGTCGATTTGTGCCCTGAATGCGGCGTACTGTCCTGAGAACTGGGCCTTTCCGTGTTCCACTTTCACAATCCCGCCTGCGCGTGGATCATCGGCCAGCTTGTAGAAGTGGTAGAGATAACCTTCTAGGGCAACTTCTGAAAACTGATCGTCAAACCACACCGCCGTCGCCAGAGTGGTAATCGCCGCGTGATTCGTCTGGAACTCTCCGCGCAACTCCCATGTCGTTCCGCTGGCAATCTGCACCGCCGAATCGAGGCGAATCTTTCCCGCTGCCGGCTGATGTGATACGGCTTGAATCTGGTACGGAGACCGCTTCCGCAGATCAACTGATAAGTCCCCTGCTACATTCAGCTCGCGGTGGTCGTTCGGTGTGACATCCGTGCGAACGATTGAGGCCTTCGTGAGCCGGAAGATGTTAGTCGGCGGATCGTAATCCTGCGTCCCATCAACCAGCGCAGTCGAGCCCGAAGGAATATCGTCAAGCGAGATTCGCCACGGGAACGAGCGCCATATCTCGCCAGAGACGAGGTTGGTAATCAGCAACTGCTCGCTGGAATCGTTGAGCGGAACACCTTTGGCGAACCGCTTACGCGCCAAGTCGAACAGTTGCTGCCATGTATGCGATGACGCCACTTAGACCGCCACCGCCTCGCGAATACCGATCGGTTTCATTACCGGCTTGGGGTGCAGCTTGTGCCACGCCTCAATCTGCTTCAGCGTCAACTGCTTCATGAAAGCGTTGTCGGGATCTTGAGCATTCACTCCCGAGCGAATCCACTCATCCGGAGCCTTCACCTCAGGAGCAATGAGGAAGCATTGCGTACAGACGAAGCGAACATAGCCGTCCGAGTTCACCTGTCCACCGAAGGACGAGTTGCCGTCGCGCTTCTTGTGGGCGCATGCCTTTTGCGCTTGAGTGCGGAACTCCTCGTCACGACGCGCCTGGTCAACGCGGATCTCCGACTCGCGACGCAGCCTCTCCTTCTCCTCGTTCAGCTTCTTCTGCTCAAGTTCGTTGGGCTTCTTCAGCTCCTTGATTGCTTCGATGAGGTTTGCATTGCTTGACTCCTGCATCTGTTTGAATAGTGCAAGGATGTCTTCGGTGCTCAAACTCTGTTTCTCTGCCATTCGTTACGCCTCGTAAATGAGTGGTTTGATTGGTTCGACTTCTACTTCTTCGGTGGAAATGTTCTGCGCCCTCAGAAAATCAAGCGCCTGCGATGTCAGCTTTCGGATTGCTGCGCGGGAGAGCTGGTGGGAATTAAAGACTTCAAAATATGGCTCGCCTTCGCCGTCGTTCTTGAGCATGAAGCCCCAGATGAGGAATTCTTCATTCGCTGCACAGGTAAGTGCTTCATTCAGCGATTGCCGCGTCTCGGGTGTGAGCACCGCGCCTCCTTAGGTGGTTAGCGATTGCCAGTTCTTTGAATGCGGAACGCCGAACACTCTCTCTGCGCCCGCCTTGGTAATAAGCCGCTCTTTGATGAGCTTGTAGATAACCGTCCAGTAGCCGCGCTTCTTCTCGCTTCCTGTCTCTTCATCGAGCACGCTGAACTCCGGTGCATATCCCCGTTCCATGCCGCAGATGAATCGCTTCTTTTCCGGCATCTTCGGGTCATGGATTGACACGCAAATCCGGTCACGCATTGTCGGGTGGTTCTCAAATATCAAGTTGGAGTTGAGCGAACGAAGCCTCTTTGTGACCTGCTCTCCCGTGAGAGCATTCCCCAAACAAGCCTCCAGCACCGTTCTCGGCCTGCCACCATCGGCAGCAACGGCCTGCTCTTTCTTGCGTAGCCCGTCCTGCTCGGCCGCCTTCAACTTCTCGCGCTTGCGTTCGTTGGCAAGAGTTGAGGCACGGCGTTGAGGGTCTAGCGAGGGCAACCCTGCGGTCACCCTCCCTAGCGCATCTCCGATTTGTTCTGGGAGCCAGAGGATCGAAGACATAACGTTGTTACTTCTTCCAGCCGAGCGGCAATGCGAACGCAGTCACGGTGAAGGTGAAGGTCGGATTGGTTCCGCCAATCGTGTACTTCAGCTTCATGTTCTGCGGGTCAAAGACGCAGTTCTTGGCCAGAGTGCCGCCCGTGTCAGCACCAGCCTGTTCGAGTGCGACTTCGTTCTCGCCAAGACCGAGACGGAATACCAGATGGGCTACTCCGGCTGCTGTCTTCTGCGTATAGCGAAGAGGCAGATCGACAAAGGTTGTTCCACCGTCAATGGAAGTCTGGAGAACCAGATCCATCGTCGGGGTGGTGCCAGTGACGGAAGTGATGTTCAGCACGAGGTCATACGAGTCCGCCATCGGCAGAGAGAACGCTGCCGAGGAAGCCGTAGCCGCGACTGCTGAAGCCGTCAGGACGTTTTTCTTGATGGGCAGTAGAAGGGCGGATGCCATTACAGCACCTCCACTTCAAAGCCATCGAGGATGGCCGCATTGCTGGCGTTGGAAGCCGAGAAGGTTCCCGTCACCGTCAGGCCGTTGCCTTCAGTGGAAGGATCTGCACCCGGCTGAGTGACGGACGAAAGAATCGCCGCCGCTACTGCCGTGCCGTTGATGTGTCCACGGAACAGACCTTGGAACTTGTCCGAGGTCGAATCCCACACACCCTCTGCTTCAAGCCAGAAGTTGCCGCTGACGGAGTTGACCGCAATCGCGCCCGAGGTGGCGATGGACGTGTTGCTACCGATCGTTGCGCTCGAACCCGAGTACAGTTTCACCGTGAAGTTGGTGGTTGTGCCGCCTGTCACGCGCCCCCATGCCTTGATCCGAATCGGGCGGTTGATGCACTTGCTGCTGCCCGGAAGGGTAAGGACATAACGGCTTGACGACTTGGAGAACTGGAACTCCGCTGTGCTGGAGGCTCCCAGTGCATCCGAAGGAAGGCGACCATTGGCTGCCGTGATTGCTTGTACTGCTGTGTTTGCGTTAGGCATCTGTGTCGTCTCCCTTAAACCAAGCTCGCATCGGCTTGGCAGATGCGGAAGCGGAGGTTGGTCGAGTCCGCCGTCTTGTAGGCGGTCACGAAGCGATACGCGACATAGGTGCCGATGGTGCCTGCCGGATCAACGGCAGACGGTCCACCCTTGGTCACGAAGGTCTGGAATCGCTGGTTGCTGGGATCGACCACGTTAGTCGGGCCAGAACCCATGAGGTCAACGCAGAACACGCCGCCCTTACCGAAGATGTAGGCGTTGTAGAGCACGTTCGGCGAAGAACCGGAGGTTCCGACGTTGGTGGTCGAGAGGAAGCGGACTCCCGCAATCTTGCCGATCTCGCCCCGAATCATCGACTGCGGATTGGCATACTTCATCACGTCGATGAAGCCGCCAGCCGTGTTGTCGCTCATCAGGTCGTACTCGGCATAGGGGTGGATGACGCCGATGAAGTCCTCGCCAGTGTGCGGCTGGATATTCAGCGCCTTCAGGCGGGTGACGTTCGCTCTGGCGTCGGCTGCTGAGAAGTAAGCACCCAGCGTCGCCACCTGTGCGCTCGTATTCGAGTCAACCTCGGTACGGGCAAGCACATCGTTCGAGAGGGCTGCACGGTAGGACATGAAGTCCACCATCTCCTCTGCGAACTGGGCGATGTCGGTGTCTTCCAGAAGCTGCGAGCTGGAGGTGAAGTCGTTGTACTCTTCCACGGTCGCCGACAGGGTGGAGCTGGTCAACGGCAGCGGAGTGCCGATAACGCCGTCCACGGAGGGGGTGGTCGAGGAGCCGCTTACTGCAAAGCGGTAGAACTGGATCGTGCGTCCCGAGTTTTTCGGCAGTGGACGCGCTTCGCAAACCTGCACAAAGCGAAGCATGGCCTTGAGCTTGTCCAAGCCACGACGGTCGTAATAGACCGTTGCCTGGTGTGTCAGGGTTCCAGTACCAATCTGGTTCCCTGCCGGTGTGACGGGCATGGTGCCTCTCTGAAGTTGTGGTTAGGGGTGCGGTCGCTAACGAAGGAACACTTCGGCGTGAACCTATTGGCTGGCTTGCGCCAACCGCCGTCTGCTTCCGCCAGAGAGGAACACTCGCTTGGGCGGGCTGCTCGTCGCCTATCGGGAACACCGATACTCTTGGCAACTTACAAATACATTAAGCTACAAAGTACTTAAAACTGTCAAGAACTTTTTACTGCACTTGAAAAATGGCTAAACCTCTGGGCGTTCCGATGAATATGCTCTTCCACCCCAGTTCCTTCTCAATGGCTTCCTTGACTGGCCGTCTTGCGTCATGCAGGACGACAATCCCTCCCGGCTTCATCCGTAGGGCCTTGGCCTCGGCCAACCGATCCCCAGAGGAGTCGAGGAAGGCAAGGTCTACGTCGCACGTATTGCGGCACAACTCTTCCCCTGTGCAAACATGGAAATTGACGCCACCCATGCGCTTCGACGCGGCTTGGATATACTCCAAGTTTGTATCGCAAGTATGCAGTTGGCTCATGTGGTTGTTTTCCCGCATAGCTTCAGCCATTGGCTTTGTTGTATCTCCAAAGTAGGTTCCGGTCTCAAGCACCACTCGCGGCTTTAACAACCGAATTAACCCGAACATGAAGTCGGAGACCTCCTTCTCCGATGCCATAGCATCAACGGAAGTCCAAGTCTTACCATCCATCGTTTCTTCGTAGAAACCTGCACATCCGCTCATTTGTGGTTCTCCTTCATCCCGCCACAGTTAGCGCACCACTTGGGCCAGCACTTCTGCGCTTGGAACTTGCCACACTTCGCTGCGGCCTTCGCCAAGGTGCTCCATCTTGATTGATTTGAGGTAGCCAACTCGGTATCCTCTCCGTCGCATCGCTATCGACTGCGTTCGGTCATAGCCCACTCCGTTGCTCTCCGGAAACGGGAACTGAATCACTCCCGACCTGATAAACCTGAGTCCGCCGACATCATTGACTTCCATCACCTGAGCATCTTCATAGGGTTGCCAGTTCTCCGGAGTCCAGCGGTTAATCGTCGCGTTCTTCGGCCATGCCGATAGCATCCCGAAGTTCTCGTGCTCTTCCAGAATCCGAACGCC